TACTAATTTCAAAGAGCATGAATTTCATTTTAGAAATGGAACACAAGCTCAAGAAACAATAAACTTTAACACAGGAAACAACACTTTTATCCCGACAATTATTCAAGCTTCTTTAATACCAGGAACAGCTCCAGATAATACAGAGTCTAATGTTTATGTATATGACAAACCTGTTGCATATTTAAATTATGTAACTTTTGAAATTTTAATGTATCTTGACATAGAAGGGTTTAACGACAACATACCACAACCGGCAATAAACTATCAAGTATTCGCTAGAAATGATAACACTAGTAATTGGGTATTAATAACTGAAAGGCTTTTTACAAACAGTGATTTTGGCGTTCGTAGAACAGGATCCGATGAATTCGGATCTACTTATTATTACAATACAACAGCAAAAGCAACTTTTTCTTTAGACTTTTTAGCTGGATTAGGTAGGCCTAGTAATTATTTTCAAATTAAATTAAAAAAAATACCTATACCAAACTCACACCCTAAGCTAACACAAAAATTTAGTAATATAATGTTGTATAGTTTTACCGGAGCTGCTGGAGGATCTGATACTGGAATTAATAATGAAATTCCAGTACAAACAGAAGTAAAAAATAATTTAGAAATTACTAGGCAATTTACTAGTCTTACAGTTAATGCAGTAAAAGTCAAACTTGCATTTGTTTTACAACGCCAAGATGACCAAGGTAATATTTTTGGAGAAAGAGTAAATCTTAGGATTTGGGTTAAAGAACCAAACTCAGAGTTTTCTATTAGACTTAACACTTTTTACGCAGGAAGATATCCAAGCCCTACAGAAGTTGACTTTTTAATTCCTTTGTATTCAACTCCTAGTCAAAGCAATGCTAATTATTCAATTAAAGTTGAAAAATTAGATGCAGAAAATAATGACCCAAAAATTCAAAGACAACTAACATGGGTTTCTTACACTCAAATAACTCATACTTCTTTACAGTTTCCAAACACTGCAATAGCTGGTTTTAAATTCAATACAGAATATTTTCAAAGAATACCTTCAATTGCCATAAAATTAGCAGGCAGAAAGATTCAAATACCATCAAACGCAACAATATTTAAACTGACTTACCAGGATCCAGAAGTTAGATATTTAACTTTTCAGGGTCAATGGAATGGGACTTTCCAAACTCCAAGTCAAGCATGCAGTGACCCAGCATGGATATTGTATGATTTATTAACAAATACAAGATATGGATTAGGAAATTACATTGACACTACTCAAATAGATAAATGGGGTTTATATGAAATTAGTAAATATTGTAACGAGATTGTACCAAACGGTAGTGGCGGATTAGAACCAAGATTTAGTTGTAATATAAAACTTGAAGGTAAAGTAGAAGCATATCAAGTTATACAAAACTTGGTATCAATATTCAGAGGTTTTGCGTACTGGCAAGCTGGAGCAGTTTCTTTTGTTGCAGACAAACCAAATACTGTAGTGCATCAATTTACTCAAGCAGACATAGAAGAAGGATCTTTTTCGTATAGCAGAAGTGGATTAAAAACCAGAAAAACCATAGCAGTAGTAAGCTACTTAAATCCTACAGACTTTTTTAAAAAAGCTGTAGAGGTAGTAGAAGATCCCGTAGGAATACAAAGATGGGGCGTTAGAGAACTAGAAATAGAAGCTATAGCCTGCACATCCAGGGGGCAGGCTAGGCGTGCTGGAGTCGCGGCTCTACTGACTAATAGATTAGAACAGGAATCCGTAACTTTTAAGGCTAGGGCTTTTGCTGCTTTTGTTAAACCCGGTGACTTAATACGTATATACGACTCTAAAAGAACCGCTGCAAGATATGCTGGCATCATAAAAGCCGCAACTGCGCTGACAGTCACATTAGATAGTCCAGTAAACCTACCTTCTGGGACAACTTATAAAATAACTGTAACAACCAGTACACTACAAATACCGGAACTGGAAGGAGGTAATAATTTAGCAGATCCAGCACAAAAACAAAAAGTAAGATTTAAGATAGCAGAAGCAACTATAACTAATAACGGAAATAACTTAACTGTATTAGAGCTGCAATCTCCTGGGTTTGGTTCTGATATTCCGCCAGCAGAATCTAACTGGGTGATACAAGGCGGTGATTTATCTAATACAATTTATAGGGTAATTAACCGTTCTCCAGTGCAAGATTCTATAGAAGGTATGCACGAAATTTTGGCAGTAGAGTATAATAGCAGTAAATACGCTTTTATTGACGATATGACTTTTTTGTAATGTAGTTTTAATTAGGAGACAACATGCCTTGGGAGTTTGATGCAATACCAGATAGAATAGCAGCACCAACACCTGGTTTAATTCCGACAAATATTCGTACAAGTCGTAGATATATACCTACACTAAAAGATGTTGAAGCAACTTCCGTTAAGTTGTATAATCTAGACGTGAACTGGGATGCCCCGACTATTGAGCAAGATGGCATTGTTACTAAAAGTCCATGGACAATTGGCTACGAAGCGGAAATTAAAAGTGGAGAAAACCAAGAGTGGAATCTACGTACGCAAGTAAAAGACAATTTTATGACTTTTCCAAATATAGCTTTTGCTACTTACTTTGTACGCATAAGAACAGCTGTATTTGGAGGGACTACTTCTGATTGGGTTGAGTCTTTTGCTCAAAGTGTTCCTGGCCCATACACAGCAGTGTTTAATACTAGTCAAAATTCAATGTTAGCAACTGATTTATAGGAGAATTTATGTCGTCAGTTCCATATATAGACGGACAAGGTAACGTTAGGCAAAGAGACATTACTAGCACTAGTCAAGGTACAACAAACAACCCAGACGTATTTATTTTTTCGTCTAACGAATTAGGCGCTAAAGAAGATACAGTAGCTACTAGCGACACTGGTAGTTTTAGTTTAATCGCTTTATTTAAAAGATTACTTAGCTCACTAACGTCTAACATTGGGCTTCAATCTGATACAGTAGCTACTAGCAACACCGGTAGTTTTAGTTTAATATCACTGTTTAAACGGTTTTTAACTTTATTCGCTAGACCAACTATTTTATACAGCAACGGAACTGCAGCTATATCGGCTGGTACGGATGTTGTAGCTGCCCCAGGCGCTGGCAACACAGTGTATATAACACACTTAATATTTCAAAACACTAACGCCACAACCACAACTATAAACGTTAGATCCGGAACAACAACAGTATTAAGTATTGTTTTAACGCAAAACAGTGTGTATAGCATAGTTTTTCCAGAAAGACGAGAATTGGCACTAACTGCTAATAGCGCGTTTAATTTACAGGCTACAAACGCTAGTGCTATAGTATATTCAGTTGGATATTATACAGGAGCAGTTTAATGTCTGAAGCATATTGGCTGCCAACTCTAACACTAAGTCCGCAGTGGAATATCACTCAAAAAACTTTTTTCCCTAAAATGACTACACTTCTAGGGGATAACTACAGTCAAAGCCAAAACAAAGGATTAGAGCCAATATCGGAGTGGGACGTTAAAAGCCCTATAATGCCTCAAAATCAACTAGATACTTTGTTACTTAATTTACGAAACTATACTACTACAAATTTCCTGTGGTCTCCTACTGGGCAGAATTTAAAACAATGCTCTTTAGTTAGTGATTGGACTATAACCCCAAGTGGAGTATTTAATGGGCAAGTTTACTCAGCTGTGTCCAATAGAATCGTTACTAGTAAAATTAGAAATAATTTTTCAGTACCTCGTACAGATACTTACCCAATCACTAATCTAACAACTTCTTTTATGTTTGCTTTTTATTCCGCTAAAGCAAACACTACAACATGTGTTTTTAGTGTTGTTAGGACTAATGACACAGTACAAAGACTAGTTCCATGGAAAGTTACAGGAAGTCAGTCTAGTGGCGCTACAGCAGCAATTGCTAGTGATTTTGAGAACAATATTTTCCCAAGCGGATTTCTAAATTTTACTCAAAACCAATCTATTTTATTTGATGCAATTAAAATCCCACTAATTGGAGACAGAACTGTTTTTACAGACCCAACTGGACTGTTGAACAAAAAAGCATTTACAGTAAGCTATATGCCCTCACCAATATTTTTTATATGATTTTAGAAAATACTAAGCAATCCATAAAAACAGAATGCCAGAAAAATCATAAGCAAGAATCTTGTGGACTGGTATTATTGCAAAACGAACAAGAGTTAGTTGTACCATGCTTAAACGCAGCAAATAATCCTGCCGAAAGTTTCGTCATTGATCCAGATGAGGTAGAATCTATATTGGATAAACACAAAGATGCAACCATTAAAGCGGTTTATCATTCTCATTGGGATGATACACAACCTAGCACACTTGGTGGTATAGATATCACAAATAGCAAAGCATCTAAAACCGCTTACTTGTTGTATCACACTGGTTTTGATGAGTGGGACGGATTTGATCCTACTAATTTATATCCGTTTCCACTAGTTCCAAATCTATTTGAGCCAACAGACATAAACTACTACCTAAAATGGCCTTTTGTGTACAACCGGTCAGATTGTTACTCTTTGTTCAGGTGCTATTTTGGCAACTATTTGGGTATAGAGATACCAGAATTCGTGAGAGGTACAGTGGTAGAAGAAACATTGTCACCAGACTGGGATTTATTTGAAAATAATTTTAGTAAAGCTGGTTTTAGGAAGCTAGACCATGATGAGCCAGTAAGAAATAATGACGCTATATTAATGAATCTACAAGGCACGCAAACCCATCATGTTGCTATAATAATAGATAGGTTAAGTGGAAAGGCGTTGCACACAATCGGGGGGAAAAGACACAGTGAATTATTTGTTTACGGTGGTGAGTATTGGAAGTCGGTAACCCGTTACGTGTGTAGACACAAAGAATTTGACAAGGAGTTTGAAGATGGTGAATCTAGAGACTATTTTAGACACTCTGGAACGATGCAATATCAGTTTCTGCGTTTACAAGGATGAGGAATACCAAGACAGTGAATTTGGGGACTTTGAGGTACAAGATTTAGTAATTAGCTGCTCTACAGAAGACTGCAAAATCTTAGCTCAAAATCACGAATTATTAATAGACGCAGTTTTAGAAAACTATGAATTTGTAGAAATAATAGTTTTATTATCAATCAAAGATGACTGGATAGAATCTTTTAAAATAAATTACACAGAGACAAATGAAGAAGAAGAAGAAGATGAAGAAAGCATAAAAAATGAAAAAGATATAAAAAAACTGGAACTGGTCAATTTTTGCGTCGTCACGCTTACAAGGGACATTTGTTGATGAAAAAAACAAATAAACAAAAGCGTAAATTGTCTCAATTTCTTTGCGTTCATACTAGTGATAGTAAATCTATAAAATTAA